GGGGAATCAAGAACACCAGCGGCAGGGGTAGCAATCAAGGTACCGGCAAAGGTCGACAGTGATGAATGAATTGAGTTACTATCACCGAATAGTGTTCTGGGGGCATCGACAACTATGAACCCAAATCCTGTAGTGGTAGAAGTGCTTAACACTCCTTTTGCCCACATACGTGATTTGGAAGAATTCATAGCTGGATAACTAGGGATGCAAGCGAGTGGGCCTTCGAAAGGGTTTGCCAATGCGCGAGCATAATCATGAGTGCATTTAGATACACTAACGATTGATTTTGAGGGTTTGGGTTGTGCATTATAGTTTGCGGACTTAGACTTAGCTTGTTTCTTTGGTCTACGCGCAGTCTTTGGACGTGCAGATTGCATTTTCTTTTGTGAATTGTTAATTTTGGAAGACATTCCCTGAGCTAACGCTCTCTCTCGGAATCGTAATCAAACTCCCAACTTTTAGTGTTGAATCTAGAAGGTAGTTCGATGAACGATTCAAAATCAATTTTCCAATCATCTAAAAGATACTCCATTTGTATTTGGTCTTCTATTGATATGTTGAACGCTGATTCGAATGAGATTCTTGCATTTAGAGTGATGGGCTGGGAAAGACAATGTTGCAACTCTAATTTGTCATACATTTTCTTTTCTCTCAAATAGCTTAGATATGTCCCTGTCTTCTCGTCGAAGATTATGGAGCTGACATTCACTATGTTGGCATTTCTAAGTAACGCTTTCGCGTAAGCTGCAAGAACAGGCACACCTGAGTTGAGAATGGCCTCACACAAACCTTGACCGGCTGTGATTTTCCTCAGATATTTTGAACTGGTGTTAGCAAATCGAGGTCCACTTAAGGAAGTGGACATAATTTTAATTGGGTCACGAACAAATTTCCATCCATTGGCAGTTTCTATGGGGCAACTTTGGCAGAAATTTATTTGCGGGAATTCTCTGTAATAACCTTCAATTTTGATATTCATACCAAAATCGAGAAAGAATTGAACGGCGGTTGTTTCAACCAGTGTAAAGTTGTGTTCATCAGTAAATAATATCATATCATCACCATCATCAAGAAGATCGAATTTGATGTTGAGTTGTATACAATATAACAACGTCATTAAGAGCATTAGAATACAATTTCCAAGAGCTGTATTCATATCACCAGACATTCTGCAACCTGACACTACATAACGTAATGTCTCTTCAGAATATCTTACTTTTCCTTTACACCTGTTCTTCAATTGGCAAACAAGTATTTTCTTCAATCTTTCATCTGTGCAGATCAAAGTGTAAAATAAATGTTCGATACGGAGCAACTTAACGTTTACATGCATATCAAATCTAGACATATCTAATGTTATCGCAATGGGTACAACAAAAGATTTCCACTTCACTAAAGCAACGGTAGCACGCTGTATTTGATTCATACCTTTAGCTATCATTCTTGTTTTCGTGGAACGATTGGGATGTTTAAACTTGAATCTGTAAACTTGTTCTTCAATTGGTTTTATATAAGAGGCTAATTCCACTGCATAGGCAGCGTTGCGATACTGTATTAATCTAGGGATCGCAAAGGGCTTAGCTTTGGGGTTTATTTTATCTGGTTTAACAAAGACCGATAAACCACCATGTGTCAGACAAGGTCGTTTTTCCACAAGATCTGACTCACCTCTAGCATAACGTTTGCGTTTGCCAAGAGGGTATGGTTGATAAAATGCA